TTGCATAAGTGGTCGAAAATCATTTGAGTTTCGAACCGCAACCTTAGAAAGGTGTGACCAAAGTAAAATTCCAGTGACTCGCGCCACCTTAAAAACCGATGATAACATCTCAAAAAGGTGACGCGGTTCACGACAGTGAAAAATTTCATTGCCGAGAACCGGTCACACACATGAAATGTCTGCACATCGGACTCAACAATGAAATGATAAATCATTGCCGCCGGGAGGGCCACTCTCCCTGGCTGAAGACTTTTAGGCCGAGGGCTTCATGAATGGCACGGCTAGAAAGCCGGACAAACTGTAGTCCTCAGCGGCCGCCATGGATACGCCAACGGAACCAATTATGTTTCCGCGCATTGAAATCCTGACGAAATCGCGTTCAACGTAGTTGGCAGTGTCTTCTAACTGCGCACTACGCGCTGGTGTGAATCGATACCTTGAATACCAAGGATCCTCGAATGCTGGAGTTCCAGCAGATTCTTTCGAGAAAATGTGATTACCGGAGAATGATAGGGCTCCACCATATGAAAACGAGTTGGAACCTTCAAATCCTTTTCCAGGACTATAACACTCTCTGTTGACAATGAAGTCAGTGTACTCTCCGGGTAAAAAGAAACGATATTTGACACCACCACGTTGACAAACATAAGCAGGTTTCACGTAATTTATTAGATGTTCCTCAAAGTAAGTAACACCATGCCCTCCATTTACGCCTCCAGCGAAAAAATGGTGACTGGGCCATCTGAAAAACCATGTTTGTCCACTAGGAGCAATGTATGATCTACAGTGGTATCTTTTCAACAATTGACGCCAAGAAGTACATTGCTCACCGAAATATACCGTTTGAAGGCCGGGAACATCAGAAGATGGACCCATAGCCAAATCAACGACTTCATGTTCAGGAGCATTTGCGTCATCCTTATCATCATTTCTTTCTTCAGGGGTGTCATCACCTTGTGGAACTAACTCACACTCCACAGCAGTAGGAATTTCCTCTTCCTTTTCGTCTTCCGACGAAGGTGGAGATACGTAATAATCAATCTTTTCCATTTCTTCTTGGAAAGATGAAAGTGATTCTACCCTCTTGAATCCGAGTCTTTTGCAAATATTTCCTTGCGGAGCCGGCTCGGAAGGCTCAATATTTTCACAGAAGTCTTCAATGTCTTCAAGTTCTGCTTCTGCAATGGCTTCAAGGAATTGAGAAAAATCTTCCTTTAAGCCAGGAGTCTGGACACGCTCCACAACACCTTGTGGAGCTGGCAACGTAGTATCGATCCAGTGAACCATTTTAATGGCTTCGGACACCCATGCGCCATCTGAGGCACCTTGAGTAAGAGTCCATAAGTCACCAACAGCCAAAGGAGCTGCTACATGATTCTGATAAGTCATACTGAAAGCTTGTCCAGTTCCAGGACTGTCGATTCCATTTAGAGCAAATCCGTAACGTGAAGTCACGAAAGCCTTGGTACCGACAGCATGATTAGATGGTGCTTGAATATTCATAGCACTCGTGCCATTTTGCACCGCGTCATAAGACCCAATAGCCACAACGGTTGCCGATCCTTCGGCAATCAAACTCTTAAGGTCATTACCTCTGACAAAGACGCGTTCAAATGATTGAGGATAATAAGAAGTGACATGGGAAATCTGAAGATTCCCGGTTGAAACCTCAATCGTGGCATCCAATTCTTGATAGCCAGCTGCTAAAGTGACATTTGGAATAGTCAGCGATAAAGTTGCACCAATGTTCGGTGCAATAGTACCAGTCGCTGAAACTCCACCAATGATAAGTTCAACATCTTTAGCAGTAGCTTCATGGTTCAAAAATTCTACAGTAATATCACCTTGAGTGACATTCGTCGAACCACCTCCATAAGCCGGAACTTTAAACGTTCTGACTCCATTTGTCCAAGTCCGTTGAACCTGGTTATTGTAATTTGTACCACGAGGATAACCTGAAATACCGTTATTCTCATACAACATACCAAGTGAAAATTCTCTCTTTTGAACAATGAGAGTATTGTCCGGAGGAGGCGGCGGGACCGAACCAGGTCCGTCTGTAGGAGCCCCAGGAGGCCCCACAGTGGCGTCTGCAACCAATGCGGTCATTTTCACTCCGCACGGCACAGCAACTTCAAAATCTTCTGCTGCGCAAGCAAACAAATTGATCTCAACAGGAGTTGAGATACTGCCAGGACACGTCAATCCGTTAACAACATAGACTGACAAAGTTCCATTACATCCTGGTTCATTTGTGTCATAATTAGCATATTGCAGACAATTTGAGATTAATGAATAATCAGGTACAGGCAAATAATCAGTATTGGCGCCCCAGCCAATCTTGAAGGTAATGTCTTGAGATTCAGTAATATCCAAAATCATCGAATAATTCGTGTTGAACATGTCAGCACAATTGTCATTACAATGATCTGGATCCCATACAACTCGAAGACGACCTCGATGATAAGCGGAGCAAACAACTTGCATTCGTACAATGATTGAGCCCTTCCAATATTGAAATGGAGCGGCCACCCAAGCCATGGGTGTCATTGCATATCTTTCAGTACCAATTATAGTTGAATTTCCGAGCATCGGAGAGACTCTAATAGAGCATAAGTGTTCATCCGGAGTATTATCCGTATTCCAAGGAATCACACCAAAATAAGATTCTCTCATAGCTAAGGGAACTAAAGCCATTTCATCGTTAGGCGCCAAACCTACGACTCGTGGATCGATAGTAACTTCCCTCTTTGAATCAACTGCCAATGTTACTGCATCATCTCGTTCATTTGTGGTTGCATGACCAGGATATGGTCGAACAGTAACAATTTCCTCAGCTGGAGTATTCGCACGCGAATAGCCAAACATACTGGCGACTCCAGCTACTGTACTTGCAACCATTTGAGTGGCGCGAGCATACGCGCCAATGACAGGGGCATTCGAAAGTCTTCCTGCCCAATTGGAAATTAAATGCGCAGGATATGAAATCTTTCCATATTCATCATTACCCTGCGGTACGAGATTTGTTGGAGCACGACAAGTTGGGGTATTCAAACTTACTTCTGAAGCAAAGGCAAAAACAGTAATGTCCACTGAATCGCCTTGTTCATTCGCATGCAATAATGGATTGATATCCTGCAATGCGATAATACCCATTTTGTCCCACTCCTCACTAGGAATGTCCAAATATGTCTTAGGAAAAAGGAAAGGTAAAACAAGTTCACCTCCCTCCGATTTACACGGATCCAAATAGACATGTGGACGCTGGGAAGATGGAACCAGTTGCAAAAAATCACTTGGTTCCGTAGTTGAAAAGTTGTCACCATCTGGCAATGGAATGTACGAAGCAATAGCCCTTCCATAATAGAAAGGGTTTCCATTAATCAAGAATTGAACATGCAAATTCATACGCAAGTTCTTAAAATGAGCCAAACGGTTAGCAACTCTCGGGTCTTGACAAAAAGTAGACCACGGGTTAAAAGTGTGCCATAAAGGAGTATTAACTTGCCAGGCAAAAGTAGCAATCTTAACTGGACGTCTTAAAAAGCCGTCATTAGTATCAGATGTCTCTGCGTGACTAGTCGTTCCCTCTGTTGCACTCTGCATACCCGCAGACCACAAACTTTGCTGATGAGCAATTTGCATCGTTTCGACGCGCTCTTCAGTCTTTTCATATTGAAATAAATTACTAATCCATATTTATTTACAATCGATGGGGGGGGATCAAGCCACACCGATTTTAATGTACAACATTTTACATGAGAGCCTATTTCACAACTGACGTACTGTACACATTAAATGAAATGGTAACCAAACATGCAAATCGAAATGTTTTAGAGGAATTCATCATCTCTGAGTGTATCGAGACTCCAAACGATGGGTTGCCACTCAGGCTCACCGGATTCTTCACCACGGTAAACCTTGCCAAGCACTTCCCACCATTCGTCATATGAACGGTCAATAAACTTGACCATATGACGAATACCGGCTTTTGCAGCAACGCGAGAATAAATCTCACGATACTTTTCGAAAGTTTCCTGCGGATGACGAGCGAGTTCTCGTAGATTCGCGTCCATCGTTTCAGAGAGTACTGTTGACTCAGTCGTAACCGACTGAGTGTAAGTGCACAAACTCTTAATCAATGAGCGAACATCGAGATTTCCGACTCGCTTGCCTACCTTAGGATGCAAGTAAAATCCCCTCTTGCAAAATTCTGCATCTTCAGCAGAAATGAATGGAATAATGTCGAGCTTTTTATCTCCAGTGGTGTAAGCCATATGGAAAGCATCACAGAACTCCTTTACCGTAATCATCGAAAATTTCGTAGTCAAAGACGACCCAAGGGAATCATCCCCCATAAAGATCATCTTGACCCAGGTACGGAAATCGTTTTCAAGCTTCTTGTAATCCTCAGCTTTAACGACTCCTTTCCAGTAAAAGGCGCATCGATGAATAAGTGCGTTGCAAATGCAGTTCAACAACAAAGTGATGAAAATTCCCGAAGGCATGTAGCCATCCGGAGAAATCAAACAACCACCAAAGATCCGGTAGTTATTTGTACACTCTTGAATCATGGCTTCCATAGCCTTGAGCTGATCCGGAGTGTATCCAATACTTTCTGCGATGCTCAAAAGAACATATCCTGCAGCACGCATGATTTGGCCACTGAGGCGCACATCGTACTTGCTATAATCCCCAGCAAGCACCATGTCTGGTGAAATTCCAATGACCTTTTCATAGATCTGGTCCCACTCATCAGTGGTGGAATTAATACCAACTGCCATTTCCGTTAGGATTGGCAAACTTTGCATTACCTCAGCAACACGGGCAAACATGGACTTTTGCGCGAACACGTCTGCCATACCGCAACTCATAAAGAGTCGATCTTCCTTCTTTGGAAGATTTGTTTCAGGATCGTACTTCACTGTTTCGTCCTTAAGTGCAGAACGCAAGACACTTCCACATGTCTCTCCAGTGAGATACGTATTTATCATCTCATTGAACCGATCAGAAATCTCAGGCTTAGGATAGAAAACTTTTCTACCTTGATCCTTGAGATCATAATCGATTTCGAGATAACGTTCCTTCTTGCCTTTCAATCCAAAACCAGAAGAGGTCTTCTCATTAATGGGGCCAATAAATCTAGCTCCCTTAACACCGTTGAGAACCTCATCAAGAGACAGAAATCCTCCCTTATCGTAACCAAGCCGCTTAATCTCATCCAAAATTGGATCAAGATAATCCTTCACGGCCATTCGCACAACGCTAGGAGGAATGGATTGCATGGCATCACGACGAATGTTCAAATACAGACTATGCGTACGGTCTGAATTGAACTTTGGTGGTCCATAATCAACATTCACTCCTTCCTCACGCAGAGGTTCCTTCAAAATGGAATCTCTAATGCAAGAAGATGGAGTAATACGAGATCCAACCACCTCTCCAAAGAATGTAGTCAACGTACGACCATTCTCGGGGCACCAATTTGGTGCAGCTCGTTCATGAGCTTGCGGTAAAATCAGCGGAGCCTCACGATCATAAGGCTTCAACTGTGGGCCATTCGTAAGACCCATCGGATACACATCTTTTCCTTGTGCATCCAACTTCTTATTGGAACACCGCATTTCGTCAATTGCTTCATTTAGCTCTCGACGAGTGACACAGTAAATAACTGCTACCTTTCCATCTGCACTTCCAGCAGAATGGAGACCTAAAATTTGATGTGGTTTATCCCACGAAATAGCGGGAGAAGAGCAATTCCCAGCCTCTGAAGGCGAACTCAGAGTATGCCGGGAACCACGCCAAACACCACACAATCCTTTGACGGGTGGAGAACAATCGAAATATTTTCCACTCGGGCAAACAACTGTGCCATCTTCATTCCTGAAAACCATCGAAAAAGCACTATGATGATTTTTGTGCTCAGGAAAGAAGTCAACAATATGCGGCATCGTAGGGCCAGCGGACAATTTGACAAGGACATGATCACTGTCATCGCCATCCAGCTTAATGTTTGTAAAATTCACAACATGAGCTGAAAATTGCTGTCCTAACTGATCCTTCTTTTTGTAGAAGAAAAACTGAGTATTTTCAAGATCCATATTTTCCATGATCTTTTTGAAAGAATGTTCAGCAATAACCATGAGCTGCGACGAAATGAACAAAACAGTTCCACGACTTGTCATACCATTGTCAGAGATCGAAAATCTCCAGACGTTGGCAGCAACTCGTTTTACAGCTTGCTCTTTGGTCATCGTCATGCCCTTCTCAAAAGGAGTTGCCTCCTGAAGAGTAGGACGAGCCCATTCATTGAACTCTTCTTGTCTTTCTTCTATTTCTTCCTTGGTTGCTGGAGTCAAATTTCCTTGCATGGTAGGCTTCTTAGCATCCATTAATCCTTTAAAATGAGAAGCTAATTTCAGCATACAAACAATGGCTCCCACCATTTTCATACCACGCAAAACTGGATTGACATCCAGACCTGGTTGCATACGTCTTCGCAAATCCTGCATGACATTACGTGAAACAACTCGTGCAATTCCAACGCACGAGAGCAAAATACTAATAATGACATACATAGGCCAAAAGAACAGGCCAAAGCGAGGCGAAATCATAAATGATACAACAAAGACAATGAAGCTAATGACAAAATAAGCCAAAGCATACATTAAACCCCTCATCTCGGGGCGTCCAAATTCAAATTGATTTCGCGCAAAGACAAATGAAGCTGTGGAAACAAAAACCAATCCCATCAACATTTCCAGTGAAGGGAAAAACGATGGCACGTTCCATAGCTGCACAGCATTGGTAACCCAATAGAAGAACTGATGGGTTCCTTGTGTTGCAAGATAAGAAATAATCTCTCCGGCTTCAGGGCTGGCGTCGTGAAATTCATCACAACATCCACACCACCCTTCAGCCTTCGGTTTGTAACACAAAGGACAACGTTCACAATTTCGAAGAGTATCAAGAGAAGCAAGATATTTCTTTTGCTCCTTCTTCTTCGTGGAAATCTCATCAATAAGCTGTTCCAAGAATTTAGGGAACTCCATTGGAGGTCCCTCATCAACTCGGTGAATCTGCTTGTTGTGTCCACGTTCTTCGTAATGAAACCACTGCATCATGTGCATAGGAGCAAGGATTTCTCCCTCTCCACACTTGACATATTTGACTTTCTTCACATCGATACTCCCTCCAGGAGTAGCGAATTCAGGTTTGACAGTGACTTCAACATGACGCAAACGTCGTACCAAAGAATAAGGCTTGTTTGAAATCTCCGGGGCCATCAAGTTTCCGACATTTGTTGTAACTATCACAAGTTTGGGACGCCAATAATGGCGACCTTTCATGGACAGTTCAGCTTGATTTGTCAGCGAAGGAGTGTTATTCACAATCTCAATCAACTTTGAGAGGAAACTAGAAGTACGTTCACTCTCAGAAGGCATGATATTACAAACATCATCACCAACGACAATTTCCGTAGCGTTAGTGACATTGTCATCATACTTCGCTAATCCTTTGACATATGCAATTTGAGACTCTGGGACTTTGTATCCGACCCATTGCTCATAGGTTGCAATAACTTGTTGAACCAAGGAAGATTTTGCTAGTCCAGAACCACCACTCAGAGAAATAACGTACGGTTCCTCACGAAATTGGTGATTCTTCAAATAATCCTCAACGTCTTTCTTCAGACGATTAAGATCCAAAACATAACGAGTATAAATGGTTCTCTCTTGAGGACTCTTGGACTTGGAAAGTGCGTAATTCATGTTATCAATTAGCTCGCAGACAGTCGAATGATAACCTTCTACAGTTACATTAAACTTTTCTTCGAGCGCATTATCATACATATGATCACGCATGGGCATGATTGCTGCGTATTGCTTGTGCAACGTATTGGGCAGAATAAGATTCTTGATTGAATCTCCATTCTTAATCGCACGAACAACATGCACGGCGAATTCAAAAATTTCCGCCACACAATCAGACATGTTCTTGAAAGACAAGGTATCAATAATCTTGTCTTCCCAAACTTGAAATACACTGGTCATCTTGCTGTCAGACAATTGCGAAGATGGTCTCATTCCAGAGACCACCATCAACATCAAAGTACTGACAATAGCTTTCGTCATAGGGAGGAATCGAACCTCCACTGCTGAATCACGAAAACCAACAAGAACTTTTTCAAGGTCAATACCTTCAGGAACCGGTTCAGATTCCTTAAGGCATTCGTCAATGTATCTACGAACTGCAGAAACGTGACCTCCAGTGATATGCTGCGAAACCGCAGCTAAAATCACTTTAGTCACTTCCTGCTTATCTCGGCAAGTTGCGAGTGGACCAATAAAACCGACTACTTTTACCATAGCAGCCACAAGTTGATCCACAGGCATCGTTTCATTGTCATCAAATTTCTCGAGAACCGAGCTCAGAGTATCCTGCATCATAGCAGAAAAAGCGTTCTTTGCAAGGTCAACTCGAGAGTCGAAATTAGGAGTTTCCTCGGGAACTGGTGAAAGAGGATTAAAGGTGCGAGTAGCATCAAAATTGATGTAATCGTACCCTTCAGGCTTCAAAATTTCTTTCGCAGCCTGTTCGGCCTCCTTCTTGCGACGACCCGCAGCACGGCGGCGGGCATTGCGTGACTTATTCTTCTTTTCAAGATAGCGGTCACGCTTAATTTCGTCTTTTTCTTTGTTCTTCTGTTTGTTCTTAGCATCATTGCGCCTAGCCATTTTGTCATTAAACAAAACTTCCCCACCTTGGGGAAGGACAATCTCACCAGGGTAGCAGCACAAAACTGCAATAACCCCGACAAGTGCGACCAAGGCGACAACAATTGCCACAATTCCAATAATCAATAGTTCTCTCGCTTCAACATTCAGGTTAGTTCCTGAACTGAACGAGGCGTAAGTATCGTTTGAATTCATTAGCGTCAATTTCATGTTAATAACAGAACTTGACGCAATGAACTCAAACCAAAAAGTTTTGGTTTGTTATTCATTGCGACATCCGTGCTCTACTACCCTCCAAAAGGAGGTTTCAATTACTACTTTGGTAGCGCTCAGAGAAACGCGCAACACAATGCATCCAAAATAATAGTGTTCTCAGATCGTAATTAGACATTATCTAACCGAAGTTGTCGTCTAAACATCTTTTCCAGTTGCAGAGCCATCCAAAAGTTAATTTGGCATTATCATACAAAAGTTTCAATTCAGATTTCTTTTCCAATCGGCAGCGCCATTCTAAAGCAATCTGCACATACTAATCTTCAACAAAAATGTCGTTTGTTTCGAGACAATTACTATCCTATAGTAAGATCGTACACGAACATACAGTTCTCCGTGTATTAAGTGCTTTAAAGTACTGCACCGTACCACGTAGAGAGTTCTCCTAATCTAATCACTTCCATAAGAGCGGAGCGCTCAATATGGAATGTACTGGAATTATACGACACACGTACGAATTCTACTCCATCGTGTGAAGGCTTTAAGCTATACAAGTATATGATACACCACTCAATATATCATTAACATCTTGCACTGGTGTGCTTTTTAAATGTCACACCAGAAAACATTCCTCACATTTCCGTGAGACACGGGTTATTCAAACGTACAGAATATACCGTCGTTTTGACTTTTTAAAGAGGAATGGTCCTTCATCGTATTTACAGCCCAACAAAGGAAGGCATCTTTTGCGTATTGAGTTTTAGCATGAACTTCATAAACAATATGCGTTAAGACAAAGAGGTTGGAGCTTACAACATACTATCTCTATGCAGGTCCTAATAGGACACTGCATAACACCACTTCTGGGTGAAACAATGTCCGTTAGGACAATTATCGAGTATAGGCATCTAGTCTATTTTGATATCGAGTCAAAGTTTATACATCCGTTATCGTTCGCCACATAACAGAATAAAACTACACCGGGATCGGGATCCCGG